CAATTCCCGATGAAGTAACTGTACATCAGGATGGTGCAAGAACAGAAAAATTCAAAACACAAACATATACAGCCAAAAAAATAATAAAAACAATGCCTAAACATTTTGTGTTTGTAGATATGGATGGTAAACGCAATGAAATAAAGTTGCAAAGACCTGCAGATTTTCACGTAGTAAAGATTTGGTAAAATGCGTATAAGAGATTTATTAGAAGATGGTAGAATTGTAAAGGGTGTCAACACAACAGCAGATGTTGACACTAATTCTATATCTCGTGAAGCAGCAAAATTTGGAAACAAAGTGGACAAAGACGGAAAGCCGCCAACTTTGAGTAAAAAAGTTAAAGGTAAAAGTACAAATGTTTTGTATAATCTAGGTTTAGCAGAAGGACAACTGATTCCTAATCCTCCAAACACATTTCTAACAAAATCTGATACTGCATACGATCACTACAAAATAGGAACTAATCTAGCAAATCTCAAAGCAGTTCCCAAAGGTGCAAACTACGACGAACCTGACGTTGTAATTGCTCCGTATGCAGGCAAGAAAGAAATGAAATATCTAATGAAGCAATTGAAGCGTATTGGATATGATGTTCAAGGCGCTGCTGGCTATCAAGATGCACATTTTGACGACGAACCAACAGGTGGCGAAGCACCTCCGCAGGTAAAAAATTATGGTCCTTTAGGCAGAGTTAAACTGGTGCAGTTAAGAACAGTTCAAAAAGAACGCTCTTACAAAAAATTAATAAAGCAGCTAGAAAGAGTATTGAAGGATGATTATGCACCCATACAGATTGATCGTAAGGGACGCATAGTTAACGGTCATCATAGGTACGATGCTTTGCGTCTTGCAGGTGCCGAGTATGCTCGTGTACATATGGCAGACGATGTATTGGAAGATATGCTAGACGAAGGTTGGAGCAAAAAGTACAAGGATAGTATTAATTGTTCTAATCCAAAAGGATTTAGTCAAAAAGCTCATTGTGCAGGACGTAAGAAAAACGAAGACATAGATGAAAACTTTGCTGACGGTAAGAAAAAAGGGTTAATAAAAGCAACAAAAGAAGACATAGCTTCTTATAAAAAAATTATAGGTCTTGCAAAAAAGGCTCATGAAACTAACGAGTTAGAACCGTACTTTTATGATGCAGTGAAAATTACTTTTAATATGAACTTGTATAAAAAATATCCTAAACTTCTAAGCACACTTTTAAAAGTAGGAAGAAAAGTTTCAAAAGATGATTGGCCTTATACTGTTAAAGATATTAAGAAAAATACAGGCATTGATTTAGAAGCACATATTATAGAAAACTTTGCTGATGCTACCAAAGCAAAAGCAGCAACAGATGTAGCATATAATGAAAGTACAGACTTAGATAGTCTTAGAAAGTTTGTAAGGTCTCAACGAGAAGCACCTGACCAAGTTCTTTATCAAATGATGATGGCTCCAGATACTTATGGACACTCAGCATCAAACTTTGTAAGAAGTTGGTATGAGAAAACAAAAGAAGAAAATGGTTTAAATGATGTAGATTCAGCGTTAGAAATAATGGTTGATGAACTTGGAATAAATGAAAACTTTGCTGACGGTAAGCGTAAAGGCAAAAGCAGACCAGGGCGTGTAAAACGTGCAGGTGCTAGTTGCAATGGTAGTGTTACAAGTTTAAGAAAGAGAGCCAAGAATAGCTCAGGTGAGAAAGCGAGGATGTATCATTGGTGCGCAAACATGAAGAGTGGAAGAAAGAAAAAGTCATAGAACTATTCCCAGACACTAGCGACATAGAAACAAGTCATTATGTTGCCAAGTTAAAAGAACACGAACTCCGGCGAGCCAGCACTAACGAACGACAAAACTACTGGAAAACATACAGGGAATACTTAAAATGAAGATGAACGAAATAGTAAAGGAAACTACAACAGCGGGATCTGTTGCAAGCGTTGCTACACCTGTGGGTGGATTAGTAAGTCGTCAAATGAAAAATCCAGACGGTACTGTAAAAAATGCATTAGACGTTGATATTAATGTATTAGGTCACAAAAAGAAAAAATCAAAAAGCAAAAATAAAAAATGAAAAAACTATTCATTACCTTTGGTTGTAGCTGGACCATGGGTGTAGGAACATACTATTATGAAGGTATGTCAGAAAAAGAATACTATAATACATGGGACAGGCCGGAAGGCACTTTTCGTGAAATTATCGCTAAAGAGTTAAGTGCAGACACTTTAAATTTTAGTATAGGCGGAACAAGTAATCAAAAACAATTTAGATTTGCAAAACACTTTTTTCCAAGTGACGAATTTAACAATATAAAAGAAAAGTATGACGAAATTATAGTACTTTGGGGTATAACATCTACTGCTAGAACAGAAATATATGACTACAGAACACAGGATCTTAAAAATATAATTCTACCTAATCCTAAATTCAGTTGGCAAAAAGTAGTCAACAATGAAAACTACATTATAAAACAATGGATGAGATTTTTTTATAATCATGATCATGAAGTACATGCTCTTGCAAAAGAAATGCATTTTTTTAACAGTTACTTTGCAGCATTAGGTATTAAAAACTACTGGTTTGACACATTTAATCATCATGATTATGAAAAATCGCACCCTGCTGTAGCCAATTTCAGCACAGACGAATATACAGTTGAAAAAGATCGTAGACAAAAAGATCATGATCACCCTGTTACAACCACTATCAAAGAAGTAAGTGTAGATAAAAACAAAACAATAGATAATATGCTATTTTATAATCGCAGTCCTAGAGATATATGCAGTATACTTTGTAAAAATGCTGGGATGAAAAAATTAGATAAAGAGTATCATACTTCAACCTACAAAGAAGATACAAATAGAATAAAATTTTTAGCAGAAAATAAAATTGTTAACCCATATAGCTATCATCCAACAAAATACGGACATCAACTAATAGCAGAATTAATACTAAAAGAAATAAATACACTATAATACGTATTATGGAGCAGCTCAATGAGAGATAAAGAAATTAGTGAAGGCTTAGGTGATATGGCTCACATGGCTGAAAAAGACCATGAAGTGCAGATGGCCAGAGCAGACCTATACAAAATAGCAAAGTATTCAATCAAACTCCACGAAATGCTAAAGAATGTTTCTGAAGCAGAAGGATTAGAAGGTTGGGTACAATCTAAGATTACAAAAGCAGCAGACTACTTAGGCTCAGTATATCATCATTTAGATTATGAACAAGCAACAGGCGAACTTGGTGAAGGCGCAGGTAAGCATTGTTCATCTAAGTGCTGTGGAGAAGATGTAAAAGCAGAAGACTGTAAATGTCCTCCAGACTGTAAAGGTTGTAGTTGCAACGCAGTAACAGAAGCAACAGAAAAGGCATCTTGTGGATGCGGACCAAGCTGCTCACATTGCGGTGGTAAGCATTCAATGAATGAAGTTGGTAAAAAATGTGAGTGCTGTGGTAAAGAAATTAAAGCAGTTGCAGCAGAAGGTAAATCACCTCACAAAAAAGGTACTAAAAAGTACAAGAAGCATATGGCAGCAATGCATGCTGAAAGTGCTAACGATACTTACAAACAAAGACTACATGCCAAACTTGCAGAAAGATCATTAACTAAAGACGAGTCAAAAAAAAAGAAAAGTACGTAAAGGGCATGAAGAAAGCCAAAGGCGATTTTAAAGATCGTTATGGCAAAGATGCAGAAGCAGTAATGTACGCAACAGCAACTAAGATGGCAAAGAAGTAATATGGATTGGCACAAACTACAGCACAAACTTTTCGAAATGGACCCAAGTGATCCAAGAGAAGATCTAGCAAAACTTCAACAAGCTGCTCAAGGCGGAGGTGATCTTACAAACGTACCGCCAACGAAGAATTACCTAGAAGAAAGTGCTGTAGTTGAAAAAGGTTCAATGCCGCTAGGTATTGACAGCATTGCAGATTTTGCTGCACTTGCAGGTGTTCGCGTAGACGAAAAACAAAAAACAGGATCCGCAGGTCAAGCCAAGGGTAAAGATCCTATGCCAAAGACAAGCACTCCTAGCACAACAGGAGAACAACCACATCCATTAAAGGATAAACTTGTCGGCGAAGCAGACATCGATGAAGGGCCATTAGATGCTGTAAAAGGAATGGCGTCATATGCCAAAAATCAAATCAAGCACGGAATGGATAATGCAGGAAATTTTCAACAAAGTTTAAAAACAGCTCCAACTAATCAACAATCACAACAAACTCAAGGCAAAGTTAAAGGAACAGTAAATCCCCAAAAATTAGTTGGCGATTTAGGTGTGCGTGATCCTAAATTGTTAGCTATGGCAATACAGAAAACAAAATCTGGTAAGCAACTTACCAGAAATGAAATGAACTCAATGGCAGAAGCATTCCAAAGACTTATGCAAATGGATCCAGCACAAACACAAAAGGTTATGATGCAACTTAAAAGAATGGAAATGGAACCTACTGAATCAAAAGACCCTAGACTAATCAAACCACGAGATCCAAATGCACAAAAACTAAACGACCTACGCAAGAGTGGTGCGATGGGTGCGCACAAAGATAAAAAGAAACTTGCAAAACAAGGTTATGCAAAGCATAAAGGCAAACAGTACGAATCAATTAAAGATATGCTGTATGCAAAACTAGCCGAAAAAAAGTAAAATATTACTTGACAAATTCCTAAATATACCATATACTTAATACTAAGTTAGACACTCAAAAGGAGACTATATATGGGATCTCGTACCTATGGTGCTGAAGAAAAAGCCAAACTAGAACGTCTAGTGCGTGAAGGCGTTACAGTATTACAAGAAGTAGAAGATTTAAATGCTGGATTAAAAGAAACTGTAAAGGCTGTTGCAGAAGAACTAGATATCAAGCCTAGCCTTATTAACAAAGCAATTAAGATTGCACAGAAACGTGACTGGGATTCGCATGCAGATGCGTATGACGATTTAGAAACACTCATTACTACTTTAGGATATGACAAATAAAACAAAACCTTATCAGTGGTTAGCATGGTTTAGCACAGTATCTTTATTACTGTCTGCTACGCTTGCTGCTTTTAATGTTTATCCTCTTTATGTTTGGGGATTCATTATTAGTAACACACTATGGATGATTATTGGTATCCTATGGAAGGAAAAAAGTTTAGTCGTAATGAACTTTGGACTAACTATAATATATGTAGCAGGATTGCTATATGATTTCGCCGCATAGGCATGTAGATGGTTAAGTTGGCCATAAGCAACGAAGGAGAAAAATTGAATGCCATACGTTGATGCGATGTTTGATCGTGATCAAGATATTATCCGTGTCGTGGAGCGTCGTGACGGCAAAAGACACTATCAAGAATATCAAGCAAAATATACTTTTTACTATGAAGATCCTAAGGGCAAGTACAAAAGTGTGTACGGAGATCCCCTTACACGAATTGTTTGTAAAAATACAAAAGACTTTCGCAAAGAAGTTGCTATTAACAAAAGCAAAAACTTATTTGAAAGTGACATCAATCCAATCTTTCAGTGTTTGAGTGAACACTATCTAAATCAAGACGCCCCTAAACTAAACATTGCGTTCTTTGATATTGAGACAGACTTTGATCCAGAGCGCGGGTTTGCTGATCCAGCAGATCCTTTTATGCCAATTACATCTATATCTGTGTATTTGCAGTGGCTAGAAACAATGGTATGTCTTGCTGTTCCGCCTAAAACACTTACAATGGACCAAGCAAAACAAGAACTAGAAGGCATTGATAACGTAATGTTGTTTGAACGTGAAGGTGATATGATTGACACGTTCTTAACACTTATTGAAGATGCAGATATTTTGTCAGGTTGGAACAGTGAAGGTTATGATATTCCGTATACTGTAAACAGAACAAGTCGTGTACTAAGCAAAGACGACACAAGACGTTTTTGTTTGTGGGGACAGTTGCCTAAGAAACGTGAATATGAAAAGTATGGGAAACAAGCAGTAACATTTGACTTAGTAGGTCGTGTGCATTTGGACAGTTTAGAACTGTATCGCAAATACACATATGAAGAACGTCATTCATATCGCTTGGATGCAATTGGTGAGATTGAAGTAGGTGAAAACAAGGTGCCATATGAAGGCACATTGGACCAGTTGTATAATAATGACTTCCGCAAGTTCATTGAATATAACATTCAAGATACTGCACTACTTGACAAACTTGACAAAAAATTACGCTTTATTGATCTAAGTAATTCAATTGCACACGAAAACACTGTTCTACTGCAAACAACTATGGGTGCTGTTGCTGTTACAGAACAAGGTATTATCAACGAAGCGCACAACAGAGATTTGCGAGTACCTAATCGTCCAAAGCGTGACGACACTGAAAGCACACAAGCCGCAGGTGCGTATGTTGCGTTTCCTAAAAAGGGCTTGCACAAATACATTGGCTCAATGGACTTGAACTCACTGTATCCTTCAGTGATTCGTGCATTGAATATGGCTCCAGAAACTATTGTAGGACAGATACGTCCTGAGATTACAGATGCTCGTGTACACGAAGATACTACACTAAAGAAAAAGTCATTCGCAGGCAGCTGGGAAGGACGCTTTAATGTTGAAGAATATGATGCAGTTATGGAGCAACGCAAAGATGTTGCACTTACAGTTGACTGGGAAGATGGACGTTCAGATGTACTAAGCGGTGCAGAGATTTATCAACTTATCTTTGACAGTCAAATGCCTTGGATGCTAAGTGCAAATGGTACAATCTTTACAACAGAGTTTGAAGGTGTCATTCCAGGTATCCTAAAGCGTTGGTATGCAGAACGTAAAGACATGCAGAAGATGCTGAAGAAAGCTAAAGATGCAAAGAACGATGCAGAGATTGAGTACTGGGACAAGCGGCAACTTGTTAAGAAAATTAATCTTAACTCACTTTATGGAGCTATTCTTAATCCTGGTTGTAGATTTTTTGACAAAAGGATAGGACAGTCAACTACACTAACTGGTAGACAAATTGTTAAGCATATGAGTGCTGAAGTTAACAAAGTTATCACAGGCGAATATGATCACACAGGCAAAAGTGTTATATATGGTGATACAGACTCTGTGTACTTTAGTGCTTGGCCTGCTCTCAAAGACGATGTAGAAAGTGGAGCACTTGACTTTAACATAGACAAGTGTATTACACTGTATGATCAAGTGTGCGAACAAGCAAACACAACATTCCCAGACTTTATGCTGAGAGCATTTCACTGTCCAAAGACAAGGAGCGATGTTATTGCAGCAGGTAGAGAAATTGTTGCACAATCAGGCCTGTACATTACTAAGAAGCGATATGCAGCATTAGTTGTTGATAACGAAGGCTTTAGAACAGACACAGATGGTAAGCCAGGTAAAGTAAAAGCAATGGGCTTGGACTTGCGTAGATCAGATACTCCAGTGTTTATGCAGGAGTTCCTAAAAGAACTGCTACTAATGGTGCTTACAGATGCATCACAAGAAGATGTGCTACAGCGTATTACAGAGTTCCGCAAAGAGTTTGAACAGCGTCCAGGATTTGAAAAAGGTTCGCCTAAACGTGCAAACAAAATTGGACACTATCAACGTCTTGAAGAAAAACAAGGCAAAGCAAACATGCCTGGTCACGTAAGAGCAAGTATCAACTGGAATACACTAAAACGTATGAACGGTGACAAATACTCGCAAGAGATTGTAGATGGTATGAAAGTTATTGTATGCAAACTCAAACCAAATCCACTAGGCTATACTAGTGTTGCTTATCCAACAGATGAGCTACGTTTGCCTGAATGGTTTAAGGAACTGCCGTTTGACGATGCGGCTATGGCGGAAACTATTATTGATAATAAACTAGATAACTTGATTGGTGTGCTTAACTATCCACTAGAAGATACTAAACAACACAACACTTTCTCAAGTTTGTTTGATTTTGGAGACTAACGTGACAGAACACGAACAAATGGTAAAAGACGAGTACAAAGAAGCATCTAGAGAAAATCGTGCGTCTCAACTTGCAGCAGAACTGTCAAAAGAACGTAAACGTCTTAAACAAGAGCTTGCAGAACTACAACACGAAGTTGAAGATCTAACACCTACAACACCTACTGGCACAGTAGACTGGTATGTAAAATGGGCAAGTATGGTACTTGCTGTGATAGGTGTATTTTCAATTAGTGCAGGATTCACAATGTATGGACAAATAGCATACATTCTCAGTTCAATAGGATGGATCTTTG